TTGTCTTTGGTTTTCCACCATTAATGTCTAACGAAAGCTTTAACAAGCCTACATTTGATACTGATGTGAAAAAAGCCCTCCAACGAATAGACTGGCGTAAGGTGATTGCCAGTGTGAGATGTAGTCTCACCGAAGGTCCCCAGACGGAGTGTACGAAAGGTATGCATGATGTTCTAATCCCCTGGAGGGGAAGGAACATAGCAGTCTCTCGTTCATTTTGTCTGTCCTTGCTTTCATTAAGCAAGGATTGGTCCTTCAGCTTGAAAACAGCTGACCCGGATAAGCTTGTTGAAGCTATCCGTCAAGCCACAGACATTGTAGATGTCCTGTGGCGCGCACTAACAACCCACTTCAAAAAAGTTCAGAAGTGTAAAGGAAACGGGAATTCACTAGAGCAAACTATTATAAAATATGCTTGTCTTTGCTACGATAACGATTGGGCAAAGTTCCTGAAGTTCCACCTTTGTGCATTCTTTTCCATCTATGAGAAAGACTCGGATGGAAATGCTCAAGAAATACCACCTCTCTTTGGGTCCGATCGACCTGGCACCTTATTTATTGGTGAGCTTGATAAAATCGCTCGCCAGAAGGCGTCCAGTAACCAAGAGCCGAAAAGGGCTGCAGAGTATCGTAACACGATCCTGCAGGGGGTGAAGAAGGGTATGCCACTCCTAGACGATGAAGACGTTATCAACAGTCTGAAGTCCGGTGCTAATGATCTAAGCGCCGTCAAAGTGGTACCAACAAACCTGCTGTTCGAAGTGAAACGAACAGCCCAAGAGGTGTTTGGCAAGGATCTTGGTTCAATACAAGACTACCTAACAGCTGATCCATTCGAGACCATGTCAACACATGCGTGTATCGATGGGCCCCGTAAGAACGGGGGGGCTCTCGGCCTTTGTTATTCGAAGGTCGTAGGATCTAAGCGTTGGGTACATTTTTGGGATGAGAAACTCGCCCGCATACGATACCACCCTTGGTTGGGAACCTGGGAGGACCGTGTGCCGGCCTGGACTCTTCACGAGCGTGACTGGCTTAGCCGTCGTAGGGAGAAGGTAATGAAGCGTATTAACGCTGAGAACTTCTCTCCCATCGTCGATGGGCTAGGCGCATACTCCGAGGAGAACTGGTCAGAGGAGAAACAAAGAACTCTACTCGAGTCTTTACTTGGTAACAAGTCAGACTTGCGAAAGATCTTATTCCGAGGAATCCTTGAACCCTTGAAGGTTCGTCCAATATCAGTTTCGCGCTTCGAGGCTTCAGAGAGAGGTGACTGATGTGAATTTACTATTGCGATTGGATATAACATGACACAAGCATATGACGC